AGAACGCCAGCGATCTCGTTGGCCCAGAGCTTCCCGGTCAGACCGACAACAGGACCCTCGCACAGGCCGACGATCACAGCCGCAGAGTAGTCGTAGCTGCCGCCACCGCCGCCCTTACCGCAACCGGATCGCTGGCAACCTTGTCTGGTATAACGACTTCACCGCTTCCCCCTCCAACAATGGCGGTGGCGGCAAGGGTGGCGCGACCGGAGGCGGTAAGGGCGGCGGTGGCGGCAGCTACGACTACTCTGCGGCTGTGATCGTCGGCCTGTGCGAGGGTCCTGTTGTCGGTCTGACCGGGAAGCTCTGGGCCAACGAGATCGCTGGCGTTCTCGCCGACTACAACTTGACCGTGTTCCTCGGGACCACCAGCCAGACGGCCTGGGGCTATTTCAGCACAGTTCCGGCGGCGACCACTATTGACGTCTGGTCTGACACCCGCTCCGGCGTCGAGGGGCCCAACTGATGCCGCATCCCGATCAAGCTCTCAATTATCGCGGTCTGGCTTATGTCGCCGCCGGACTTATGCCGCTCGGATCATCGCCGACGCTACCCAATCTCACCTACGAGATCACTTTCAACAGCGATGCTTACGGCATTTCCGGTCAGCCTGACGTCAATCCGGCGACTGTGATCTCCGACTATCTGACCAATGCGAGCTACGGCTCGGGCTTTCCGTCGGCGATGCTCGGCGATCTGTCCGCCGTGCGGTCATATTGGCGGGCATCTGGACTGGTGGTTTCCCCGATCCTGATCGACCAAGCTGAGGGTCGGAGTTTCATCAAGGACCTGCTCGCCGCCACGAATGCGGAAGCCGTGTGGTCCTCGGGCGTTCTCAATTTCGTCAGTTACGGCGACGCCAATCTGAGCGCCAATGGGGCCAGCTACACGGCGCCGTCAGTCCCGTTGTATGCTTTGACCGACGCCGACTTCAAGGCGCTACAGGGTGGCAATTCGAACAGTTCAGGCAGCGGTGGCGTCGGTCCGGTCGCCTACACGCGCAAGGCTCCGGCGACCCAGCAGAACGCCTGGACGGTCGAATATCTCGATCGCGGGAACAACTACAATCCGGCCATCGCCTCAATCCAGGATGACGCGGCGATCGCCATCTATGGCTTGCGTCCGGCCGATCGCAAGCAAGCGCACTTCTTCTGCCTCCAGTCCGCCGCGGTGATGAGCGCTTCGCTGACAATGGGCCGCGCCCAGGTTCGCGGCACATACGCCTTCACCCTCGGTGCCGAATTTATCCTGCTCGACCCCATGGACATCGTCTCCATTACCGACAGCGCGCTCGGTCTGTCCGCCCAGTGGGTGCGGATCACCGAGATCACCGAGAATTCAGACTCGACCCTTTCGATCCAAGCCGAGGACTACCTGGCCGGTACCGGCTCGGCGCCGAGCTATTCGATGGAGACGGGCGCAGGATATCAGCCGGCGTACGGTGGCACGCCTGGTGCCACGACTGCGGTGATCTGGCAGCCGACGTTCGCCGTCGCCGGCGCCTTTGAGGTCTGGATCGCAGCAGCCGGACCGACCAACTGGGGCGGCTTCGATCTCTGGGTCTCAACCGACAATGCCACCTATCGCTACGCCGGGCGGCAGAGCGGGATCGCCCGCCTTGGTGCCACCACGGCCAGCCTTGCCTCTGTGGCGGTGACGGCGGCGCCGATCATCGACAACACCAACACGCTATCAGTCGATCTCGCCGCCTCCGCGCAGCAGCTGATCTCCGGCTCGCTCACTGACGCGCAGCAGGGCAACACGCTCTGCTACTGCGGCGGCGAATATCTGGCGTATGAGAACGCGACCCTCGGCAGCGGCGCGGCCTATGCTCTGACTTATCTCCGGCGCGGGATGTATGACACCGCGCCCAATTCGCACGCCTCCGGATCGCCGTTCGTCCGCATATACGACGGAACCATTTTCCGCTTCGGCCTGACGACGGATCGGATTGGCCAGACGCTCTACTTCAAAATCCTGCCGATCAACGTCTACGGAGGCGGTCAGCCGGATATCTCGACGGTGACGGCTCGGAGCATCACGATTGCAGCGATTGCACCAGCCGCGCCTGGCGGACTGACGGCAGTGGCCGGCAACAGATCTGTGAACCTGACGTGGGCGGGCGTCAGCGCGCAGGACGTCGCACACTACGATATCTGGCGGACCCTGACCTCGACTGCGCCGAGCACGTCGACCACTCCGACCATGGTGGTGAAGGGCACATCGACTGTTGACGCCGACAGCGCCACGCTGACGCCCGGCACAACGGCTTGGTATTGGATTCGGACTGTCACCCTGTCGGGCGGTGTCAGCAGCTTGGCCGGGCCTGCCTCGACTGCCTCCGGGCAGATCGCGACGGCCGATATTACGTCTGGCGGTGTGTCCGGTGCACAGACCAGCACGCAGACGGGCGCGCTGACTTGGCCGGCTTCGACATGGACAGTAGCGGCATCGGTGACATTGGCCGTTTCGACGAACGCGAACGTGCAAATCTCGATCAGAAATATCACGTCGGACACTTCGGGCTCATCGCCCGGCGGCACTGGCGGCGGCGCAGAGGGGACGAGCGGATAATGGCGAGCATCTATCGAATCAAGCGGTCGGACGGCGTGGTGATTGTGACGGGGCTGGACGCGACCGACGCATCCCTGACCATGATGGACGCCCCCCCGTCGGCGACTACTTATACCTACACGCTGGAACTTTATTCGAACGTGGTCCCTACTAGGACCATGTCGATGATCACCGCCCTCCTGGTGAAGAAGTGACCGATTGGGCCGCCTATGCGACATCGACAGGCACCGTTTTTGTCGCCACGATCGGCCCGGACGGTCTGATTTCGGGCTTTACCACTTGCGTGATCGACGTCCTCTCCGATCATCTCGCCGCCACGATCAATAGCGTGCCGGTGATGCCGGACCAGGCGGCACTGTTCAGCCATGGCACGCCATTCGCCCTGATCGACGGCCTGGTGGTCGCGTCATCGCTGCCGCTGGATGAGGTGAAGAGACGTCGGGTAGCATCGCTCCGAGCGACCTGCGCTGCAACAATTACGGGCGGTTTCGCATCTTCGGGCCGCACTTATCCGAGCCGCCCGGCCGACCAGGCAAACATGACCGCCTCGATCAGCGCCAGCTTGTTTCCCAATCTCCCCGCCGACTGGACCACGCCATTCTGGTGCGCCGATGGTGCTGGAGTGTGGGAGTTTCGCTCTCACACTGCAGCGCGAATCCAGCAGGTGGGGACTGACGGCAAGGCGATGATCGTCGGCGCGCAGACCAAGCTGGCCGAGCTTCTCGATGTCGTCGCGGGCGCCACTACCGAAGATCAGGTTCTCTCCGCCATCTGGTGACGGCCTCCCCATACACAGAGGATTTATTTCATGAGCGTCTGGCCGCAAGAGGTCATCTTCTACGGGTCTGCGTCCATGCCCGAAGCCGACAGCGCCACAGTCGGCGGCGCTGTCGATCTCACGCGAATTATCAGTTTTGCGGACCTGAGCGCCGCATCTCTGATGGATGTTGTGTCGTCTGCGGCTGGCGATACCGCCACCAAGATCGTCTACTCGGGTCGAGACAGCAGCGGCATCGTGCAGTCTGAGACGCTGACCCTGACCGGCACCACCAAGGTCTCAGGCGCCAAATCCCTCTCCCGCCTGCTCTATGGCGCGCTCTCTGGTGCGACTGCCAACGGCCCGCTGGCGAACCCCGCAGGCACCGCTGCGACGGGCGATGTCGCGCTGATGGCGCACACCCTGTCGATCACTGTACATACGGCACAAACGGGGTCGGCTAACCCCACGGGCGTGACGCCGCCGATCTTCAAACTCCAATCGGGTGACGGCGCCGGCGTCACCCTCGGCCAAATCATCCGCGTCACGGGCGGCACAGGCTCGGGCCAACTGCGGCAGGTCTGCTCGCTCTCCGGCACCGGCACTGGCCAATACGGGACGGACATCGTGGCTGTGAACCGCGCATGGACTACGGTGCCTGATGCCACCTCGACCTATGAAGTGGCGAACGGCTTCCTGTTCCCAATCCTCCCCAACCCTGTCACGGCGGTGATCCGGCCATTCGCGGGCGTGTCGGCTGACGTGATCGGTGGCTTGACCCGGATTTATTACGAGAAAATCTTCGCCCTCAATACGGACGGCACTACGGCGCTGACGACGATGACGGTGGCCAAGCAGACCGACCCGGCGGGGCTGTATGCTGGCAGCGGGGCGCTCGACCTGGCGCCGTGCTCTACGCTGAACGACAGCGTGGCCGCGACGAACCGGCAGACGGCTCCGGCATCTGGCGTCGGTTCATACTCGTCCGGCGCCGCGCCACAGATCGTCACGCCTGTTCAGCAATCGGCCGCTGCGAATACCGCGGCGCAGGCTCAAGGTCTCTGGCTCCGGCTGACGCTCGCGGCAGGCCAGGCGCCAGCGAACGGAAGCTGGACGCTGCGCCCAAGCGGTCTGACCACATAAGCGAGTGATGTAAAATGTCGTTTGTCAGCAAAGACCGGGTAAAAGAAACGACCGCTACGGTCGGCACGGGGAGTATCACCCTCGCCGGGGCAGCGGCTAATTTTCGGACGTTTGCGTCGGTGCTGGCGATTTCAGACACCTGTTATTACGCGATCGTCTCGCAGTCGGGCTTGTTCTGGGAGATCGGTGTTGGAACGCTTGCGAGCGCAACGGGTCTGGCGCGCACAACAGTAACCGCTTCGAGCAACGCGAACGCCCTGGTGTCCCTGACGGGAGCGTCGGATATTTTCCTGACCGCCCCAGCGTCTGGTTTCGTTCAAATCAACGACACGGGGGCTATCCAGAATTACGCGGTATCCGGCACCGGTAGCCTGGTGCTCGCCACTAGCCCGACGCTGACGACGCCAAATATTGGCGCGGCCACCGGCACCAGCCTGGCAGCTACTGGCGCGGTGTCAGGCGCCTCCGTTCGCGCAACCAACGGGATTATTTTTAACAACAACACAATCACGGCCAGCACGACGATTGCGGCGGGAACTAATGGCATGTCGGTGGGGCCAATGACCCTTGCCAGTGGCGTTACCGTAACAGTCACATCTGGCCAGAGGTGGATCACAATATGAGTTCAATCGTCGTCGCGGGCGACACTTCCGGTTCCGTTACGCTCCAGGCGCCTGCAATTGCGGGCTCTCCTACGCTGACGTTGCCCACGGTGACGGGGAACTTGCCGATTGCGCCGACTATCACGACGTTTACGTCGTCCGGCACCTACACCAAA